ATTCTAACGAAGGTGGTTGGTTTGATGGAGACAAGATACGTTTCAAGTCTGGTTATGTAGAGCGCATTGGTGGTTGGTCTCGAATAACAGACACTGCTTTCTTGGGTACATGTCGCAATATGCTAGACTTTGTTACGCTTGCTTCAGAAAACTTTTTGTTTATGGGCACACACAAAAAAGCGTACCTCGAAGATGGTGGAACCTTTAACGATATCACCCCACTTCGCACGACCTTGACCCTTGGGTCTGATCCCATAACAACAGGATCAGCAGGGTCTGGAACTATAACAGTTACCGCTAACTCCCACGGCTCCAAAGCGGGAAGCTTTGTTACACTTGCTGGTGCTACCGCTGTAGACGGAATTACAGCAGATGAAATAAACCAGAATTTTGAAATAGTAAGTGTTGCTTCAAACGGTAACTCTTTCACAGTAAACACAGGTGGATCAGCTTCATCTGGTTCTACGGCTGGAGGTGGTGGATCTGTAACCGCAGCCATGGAAATAGAGATTGGTCTTAACACCACAATTCTTGGTAACGGTTGGGGTGCGGGAACTTGGGGTCGTTTTACCTGGAGTTCTGGGGCAGGATCTTTGGCAGGGCAAAACCTACGTCTCTGGTTTTCTGATTCTTGGGGCGAGGATCTTGTAGCAAACATCGTAGACGGAAGTCTTTATTATTGGGATGCCACCAACGGAAAAGCAAATAGGATGGTTGAACTTGCCAGTCTTGCTGGTGCCTCTAATGTTCCAACAACCGTACGAAGGGTTATAGTCTCTGATACAGACAGGCATGTATTGTGCTTTGGATCAAACCCTGTAGGCAGTGCTACGTTTGACCCGTTGTTAATTCGATGGTCTAGTCAGGAAAGTGTAACAGACTGGACTCCTACGGCTACAAACACTGCTGGCGACATACGGCTATCACAAGGTTCCGAGATCGTTACCGCTATCAGAACAACACGTCAAATTCTTGTATTTACAGAAAACAGTTTACATAGTGTGCAGTTTATTGGACCACCATTTGTTTTTGGTACAGCTATACTTGGTACAAACGTTCGTATTGCAGGTCCTAACACAGCCATCAGTGTTAATGATTTGGTGTTTTGGATGGGCCAGGAAAATTTCTATGTGTATGATGGTCGTATAAATCCAATACCCTGTAGTGTAAGACAGTATGTGTTTGATGACATCAACCGTAATCAATCGTTTAAGTTTTTTGCTGGCAGTCTATCGAGCAACTCTGAAGTCTGGTGGTATTACTGCTCCGCTGGTAGCGATGAGATAGATCGTTACGTGATTTACAACTATTTAGAAAAGACTTGGTACTACGGCACACTTGCAAGAACTGCGTGGAACGACAGAGCATCTGGATCTCGATTGTATCCACAAAGTCCAAGTGTAGATGGATACTTGTATAATCATGAGTTTGGTCTGGATGATGGTAGTCAAAATCCTCCTGCCGCAATTAATGCTTTTGTTCAGTCTTCTGACTTTGACATCGGAGATGGACAGCAGTTTATGTTGATCAACAGAGTTCTTCCTGACTTAAACTTTGCTACGTCCACAGCAACGTCGCCAGAGGTGACGTTTACCATGGGCGCAAGAAACTTTAGCGGTAGCGCAGCGGGTCAAGGTAGCGTTAGTAAAGATGTCATAAGATCCTCTGTTGTATCTGGCACAGATAATTACACGGATCAGGTTTATATGCGATTACGAGGACGCCAGGTTAATCTAAAGGTTGAGAGCGATACAACTGGGGTAAAATGGAGACTGGGTTCACCTAGACTTGATGCAAGACCGGATGGTCGTCGATGAGTAGAAAGATTGTACGATCCATCATTCCTATTGCACCGCCTCAATATGACTCTGCATATGTGAATCAATTAGCTCGGTCCTTGGATAATTTTATAGACGAAACTAGAAACCCACTTTTGAATATACCAAACATGCCAAACGTAAGTGCGGTCAGTGCCTTGGAAGAAGGTGATCTTTTTGAAGACAATGGTTTTGTAAAAATCAAACGTGCAAATGCATTTGCTGTTACAACAAATGTAGGCACGTCAGCAGTAGGAACAGTAACGGTGGTGATATCATGACAAACATACTTATTATGCCAGACGGTAGTCAGTGGCGACCTTCCACAAGTTCTGATATAGTAGAATGTGTAAGCTGCGGTAACGAAGTGGACACACCAGAGGAGATTGCTTCTTATCCAGACGGTAAATGCCCTGATTGTGGTGAGTCGTGGACAGGAAGTGAAAAGCGCAGTACAACTATTGTAGTAACAATGCCTGAACAGATTTCTGGAGGATCGGGTTAATGGCTGAAAACAAGCAAGGTTATTTTCTTGGCGGCATATTTAGTGCGTTAGCGGGTAAAGCTTTGCTACCTAAGATCCTTGGTGGTATTGTTGCTACAAAGGCTTTAGAAAAAGTACTTGGATCTAAGAGTGGCACAAACAAAGAAAGTGTTGAAGAAGCACTCGCAAGGTTTAATGCAACACCTAAAACTACAGACCCATTGAAGAATTTGTTTAAATCAAAATACACCACGATAGACGAAGCTGGTAATGAAGTATCTCCGCACTTTGATACAGCCGAGGCACGAGATGCATATGACGATAAGGTTGAAAAAGATTATTTGAACCAACCAATTACACAATTGTATTCTGGTCTCGCTCTTGGGGGCCAGGCCCAAGCGGAGTCTGGTATTGGGGGCTTGATCCAAGGTCCTGGAAATGTGACCAGTGACTCAATACCTGGTGGTATTATGCAGAATGGTGAAAAGGTAGAGGAAATATTAGTATCTAACGGCGAAGTAATTTTTTCAGGAAAAGACTTAGAAAATTTAGATCCAGATGGTAACATAGAAAGAGCGGGTAAGCGATTAGGTAATGCACCTAACGGAACTCGTGGTGCAGAAGCGGCAAGAATGTACGCTGAAGTGCAATCAGCATAGAAGGGTAAGACTATGGCAGAAACAACACAGACAAGTATTACGGACTTACCCGAATATCAGAAAGAATATTTACAAGAGATTCTGCAACGGGCACAAGCTCTGGGTAAGCAAGCTTACACGCTTCCATCCTATCAGGTTGCAGGTCGTACGCCCATACAACAGCAAGCCACAAACTTGGCTACACAAGGTATTGGTGCGTATATGCCTATGTTACAGGCAGGAGAGAAAGCTACTTCCGCTGGTATTGCGGCAACTGAAAGCTTGTTAGATCCGAATGCTGCAATGGCGTTTATGAATCCATTTCAGAAAGCTGTTTCTGATGAAATAAACCGTGCATATGATATTCAGGCTAAAGATGCTGGACTAGCTGCTGTCGGACAACCCGGCGGTCCTTCTGCTTTTGGTGGATCTAGATCCAAGATAGCAGAACTTGAGATAGATAGAAATCGAGCCTCGGCTCTTGCACAGGCACAGGCGCAAGCTTTTGGTCAGGCACAACAGCAACAGTTGGCACGAGCACAATCGGCGGCACAGGGGCTGGGTAGCTTGGGTATGCAACAGGCTAAACTCGGCGAGGCGTTCCAAGGTCTCAACATCAACGACATCAACATGCTATCTTCTCTTGGTGGTCAAGAACAGCAGCAGCGTCAGAGAGAACTGGATGCAGCAAGACAGACACAATACCAGAATGTTATGCAACCGTACCAACAACTCGGATTCTACTCAGACATATTCCAAGGTATGCCAACATCTCAGACTACATTTACATCACAACAGTCTCCAGATCCTAGCATGTTGTCACAGATCGGTGGTCTCGGTATGGGACTTTATAGTCTCGGTAAAGCTAATATGTTTGGTTAAGGCAGGAGTTTAAACATGAATGTAATGAACCGCAAATTGTTTGCTAATCGAGATGCTCGTCGGAAGCTGGCGAACATGGGCGGTATAATTGCATCGTCTCCAGAATTATTAGGCACGGCACAAAGCTTTAGAGAAGGTGGCAAAGCTATAAGCTTTGGAAGAAACAAGCTTGTTGTTTTTGAAGATGGTGAAATATACATAGAGTTGCCAAACGGCGACCGTAAAAAATTAGAAGGTGAACAGTTACAACAAGCACAGCAAATTGTTTCCTCTCGTCCAGAAGCAGATAGAGCTTATTTAGATTCCGTTATTTCACGGGGGGCAAACGCTGAAACTCCTGCGGTTAGTGGTCGAACTGAAGCGGAAACTATTTCAGAAGAAACTGCTAAACAAATGGCTGTTCTGAGTAAAGCCAGAGCAGGTAATAGTCTGGCACAAATAGCCAAGGATACTTTTTTAGATACAGCAGATGTATTGAATATTATTGCAGGAAGCGCAGGTCTTTTAGTAACCGAAGCGACTAGTCTTGCAGGAGACGTTTTATCGGTAGTAACTTCTGCTATTGACCGAGAGACTGGAAAAACTTTTGCTAGTCAAATTGAAGATTTTAGGACATCAGGTAGAGATTCTTTTTTAAAAGAAGGCAAGGTTCTTCCTAGAGTATTTGATGTTGATTTTTCTGGGGATCGAAGAGAAGAGATAGAACAAAACCTAAAAAGAACTTTAGGTACAACAGTAACACCAGAACAACGTGCAGCAATTCAAGAACAGTCTCTTGCTGCAATAGAAAGAGCTAGTCCTGAAACATTAAGAGATACCGGAGAATCAGTAGGGATCACTGGCAGAGCTTCGCTTCCTAATGTAAAAACAGACGTTACTACATCTGTTGGAGGGTTAGGTTCTATTCCTACCTCTGATCAAGTGGAAGTGTCACCAACGGGTGAGATTACTGGTGTTAGAACCATGTCTGGTTATGGTGATTCAGGAATCATGAGCCAAGCTCCAGGGTTCTCGGTTCCTAATGTAGATATAGGCGAAGCTGGGTTGGAAAGGGCTAGGGAAATAAACGAGATACGAAAAGCTCTTGGTGACCCTGGAGTAAGGGGGGGTATTGATCTAATAGATCAAATTAATTTTGGAGGTGATAACCCGTACCTAATAGGGTCACAAGAAAATAAGGATAGACTTAAATATGGCATCCTTAATCGAGATATTGAAGATACACCTGACTCAAACTACGGTCGACTTTTTCTTGAAGGTTTACTTTCAGGGAGTAGTAGCGGACGACCTGCAATGGGTGATGTGAATAGGCGAGCTTTAGATTTTTATAGAAGTGATACCTCTATCCCGCGTGAGGAGATATATAGTGATTATTTAGGCGGTGATGTACGAGCCATTGCTAAATATCAAGGAGAAAGTCCAGAAGAGGTTCAGGCTGTTTCTGATCGATTGGCAAGAGAAGCCGCAGCTGATGAGGCGGCAAAAATAAAACAACAGTTTGGAGGCGAAGACGCGGAGGCGCAAGCACAAAGGGATGCAGAGATTGCAGAACAACAGGCCATGCTTGATGATGATGATGCTACACTAAATCCCTCTCAAAAAATTGTAAAAGAGTTTCGAAGACAAGTTGATGTACTGAAAAAAGAAAGAGCCGACAGGAAAAAGGTTGAAGAAGATCAAGGTTTCTACACTGAAGAAGATGAAAAGATTCCAGTGAAAGACCCTGATTTTCAAGAATTACTAAAAGGGCCGTCTGAACAAGAAGAAGATTCAGAAAAAGTTATTGAAAAATTAAATAAAGCTGTTGACAAAGAAAATAAAAAGACAGGTGGAGGAAGCCCTGCTAATGCAGGAGCAAATATCTTTTTAAATGCAGCGGGTGTAGACTCATCTAACATGACCCTCAAAGAAAAAGTCACATCAATGAAAGAAATCTACACAGATTTACTAGGCTACGATGATGAAGAAGAGTCTGAGTTATTCTGGCTAAACATGGCTCAAATAGGTTTTCTAGTTGCATCTGGACAAGATCCAAATGCCTTATCAAACATAGCCGCTGGTTTTGCCCAAGGCGCAAGTAAGTTTGCAGAAGATAAAAGAGACAGAAAAGCTCGTGATGATAAGATGACTCTTGCTGCTTTTAGCGAGGTTATGGCTGATGAAAGAGCCAAAACAAAATTTGGTTATGATATGCAAATTGCTGCAATTCGCGCAGCTAAATCTGTTGGTACACAGGAGCCTTTTGTTGATGCAGTCAGAGTTCTCGCTCAAAAAGGTTTAGATTCTGGAATGTATAAAACTATAGAAGAAGCTCTTGCCGCCGCCGATGCTGCGTTGCGTCCATACTATACTAGTACAACTGCAACTAAAAATCAGGCAGAAAAAACCGTTAAAGTTGTTCAAAATGGAAAAACGATAGAAGTTCCTGTTAGTCAAATACCTACTCAGCAAAAAGTGCTAACCGAAGAAAAAGGGTAGGACATGGCAGAGTTTGATCCCACCAAACCATTTACAATAGTGGAGCCAGAACCTGTAGAATTTGATCCCACCAAACCATTTACAATAGTGGGAGAAGAAGAGGACGAATCTGATCAAACAGTTGTTGGTTCCATAGGTCGAGGTGTTGGTGCAGGTTTAGTTAACATTGCACAGGGACTCTCGGAACTTGGTGCTGCGGGTCTCGAAGCCACAGGTGCTATTGACGAAGGTAGTCAGGAAGCAACAACCGAGGCGTTTGAATCTCTCAAAGATGCCACTGGATTACGACCAGATCGTGCGGCTGGTAAAGTCGCAGAAACTATCGCTACATATGCTACACCTGGACTCGGTGTATTTAGCTGGGTATCTAAGGCAGACAAAGCACGTAGAGCTTTACAGGCAGGAACGGCGGCACCGAAAACTAAAACAATAATAGGTAGATCTGCTGTTAAGTTTGGCGAGAAAGCTCCTGCTGCTTTGACAGGAACAAGGGCGGGTCGCGCTGCTCTAACAACAGTTGGCACGGGCGTAGCTGACGTGCTTGTTTCACCAAGCTCAATGTCAACTCTTGCAGATAGTTGGGATGCAATGCCTGAGTTTCTTCGAACAGAAGACGAGGAAGGTCTAACAGGTAAAGAACTAACAGGAGTACGTCTTAGAAATAAATTTCGTCTTGGTCTTGAGGGAGCAGGATTTAACTTAGGAGCAGAAGTTGTTTTACCTGTGGTGGGTGCAACAGTTAAAGGTATAGGTCAAGTGCCAGGTGTACCAGCCTTGGCACGAGGTCTATCTAATACGTTCGATTATATGGGAGACAAAATCCTTCAAGCTCCGGTCATCGGACCACGGGTTAAAAAGTATTTAACTCCTGATGGATTGGCTCCAAACGAAATCATGACAGCCCTCAGAACGGCTGAAGGTATGACTGAAGGCCAAGAGAAGATGGCTAGTGAAACTATCCGAGAATACGATAAAGCTGTTCGTAACTTGATAAAGTTTCAAGGTGTCAGAGGTTTGTTTCGTTCAGGACAAGAACGTATTCAACGGACATATAGTGACACATTTGATTACTTAACTGGAGACATGACTGCGGATGCTTTCCGTTCTACATACGGCACCAAAGTAACGAAAGCCGCAGACAAAATGCGAGAACAGATTACCGATCTAAGCAATATGTTTCGCGAGTCGATAGAAGAGTCCAACCTACCCAGAGAAGAAATTGATCGTCTTCAAGGTATCTTTGACCAAAACCAAGCCACATACATACGAAGATTGTACGAGATAAATCTCCGACCAGAAAAGTTCAGAGGTGTACCTGTACGAGAAATGCCAAACTATGATGCAGCTTTAGCTCAAACAGAACAAGCTTTCCGTAACAGAAACGCACGGATACAATCCGCGATAGCCGCAGGTCGAAACGTTGCAGATAGGGACATGATTGTAGATGATCCACGAGCCGCAGCGGAAATGTTTATTGATGAACAGTTTGATCGAGCACGTTTGGCTATGGGAGAACTTGCTCCTGATGCTCCACAGCATATCAAATACATAACTCAAGGCGGTAAAGAAGTTAGAACAGAGACCCGTGGTAATCTTTTTAATCTGGCTGACGGAATGTTGAAGGATCGTTCGCGGATTTTAGACGAAGCTCCTCTACTACAAGAGATGATGGGTGTAGTACGAGATCCAAAAGAAGCGTTTCTTCGCACAGTAAACGATGCATCAAATACCATCGCGGCACAAAGGTTGTATGGTGAGGTTGCAAGATCTCTTGGTAAAACAACATTTCAAGATGGACTACCTGCATTACGACAAGGTCAGCGTCCCATCATTGATGGTAACAACCTAACGGATCAAATGGTCGCGCAGTTAGAGGGATTCGGATATGTAAGAGCCGGAGAGTTGAACCCAGAGAGAGCCTTTGGTGGTAAGTTTGGATCTCTATCTGGTGACTTCATTCCCGGAGAAGTATACAATTCTTTGACCACACCCATGAGATCAAGCTCCTCGGTTCAAGAAGCTCTGGCTGTATCGCTACAACTCAAGGGTCTATCACAGATGACCAAGACTGTGCTCAACCCCTTGTCACAAGTCAGGAACTTTTTGTCCAACACGTTTGTCGTAGGTGCAAATGGTTTGTTGGGCAGGAACTTAGGGTTATTTGAGAGTGCAGACGTTTTGGTCTCCAACGCCCTAGAAAGCCCAGAACAATTTAAGTTGTTACGTGCAATGGCAAACGAAGGAGCAATTGGTCAAAACATACAAATCAACGAAATGCGTCGATTGTTGCAAGAGCAAACTGAGTTGGGTGTATCTGCACGGCTTAACAAAGCTGGTAACGCCTTTAGACAATCTAAACTTGGTGCACCTGTTCGCTTTATGGAGAAGACATACGGACTGGGTGACGACTACTGGAAGGTGGTCGGTGCTTTGGGAGAAAAAGCAAGGTATGGTGCTGCTCTTCGCAAAGGTGGGGTAGATATAGACAACGTATCTCCCGCAGTTCAGGATGCGCTAGTTGCTTCTGGTCTTGCACAAAGATCCAGATCGATTGCAGGTACAGAATTTGGTGATCTGTTTGCTATCGACCTAGTTAAACAAACGATGCCTACATACTCCATGGTTCCTGAAGCCATCAAAGCTTTACGCCGTATACCTGTCGTCGGTAACTTCATGGCTTTTCCTGCTGAGATTATTCGTACATCAGGCAACATCGTTAATCGTGCTATCAAAGAGATGGGATTTAAACCCACTCAACAGATGATAGATGAATTAGGATTACAGAATGCAAACAGGATAGCACGTCAGGTTAGAGGCATAGGTGCCCAACGTTTGACAGGGTATATCTCCATGGCACAGGTTGCACCATTAGCAATGCGTGACGCTGCGCACACAATCCTTGATGTTACACCAGAAGAAGAAGCTCTCCTCGAAGAGAACAGTGCTTACTGGACTAAGGGCAATACTCTTATGTATTTGGAAAAACTCAAAAACGGACAGGCAGATTACGCTGACTTGTCTTACATGCTACCGTATGAGTTTATGCTTGCCCCTGCTCGTGCCGCATTGCAGGTGTATGGAGAGAAGGGTGAGGTCGGAGCTAACGAAGCAGAACAGATCTTTGCTGCAACGTGGGAAGGTTTTAAGAAGTTTGCAGAACCATTTGCTTCAGAAGGTCTAGCGGCTGAAAGAGTTATCGACGTAACAATACGAGACGGTAAAACACAGACAGGGGCTGAGATTTACGAGACAGGAGAGATGATGGGAGACAAACTATCTAAGTCCTTGGTACACGTAGCTGGGGCTTTTATGCCTGGAATCATTGATCAGTTTACAACAATCAAGGGTGGTCAGTTTGTTCCAGGTCGTGCCACTCGTGCTGTAACTGATTTGCCTTCGAGAGATGGAGATCCCTACACCATAGCTGAAGAAGCTGGCACTATGTTGATAGGTATTAGACCCATGAAACTTAAAGTAGATCGTAGTCTTGGATATGCTGGAGGTGAGTATTCTGCTAATAGATCCAGTGCCGTTCAGATCTTTACTAAAGTAGCCGACGATAACGACGCAGATGTGAATGATATATTGAGTGCATATGTACAAGCAAACGAAGCACGTCGAAGACACCAAGCAGAACTCAGAGATAAAATATTAAAGGCACAGGCAGCAGGTATGAGTAGAGCCGAAGTTTTTCAAGCTTTCAAAAACACAGGGGTGAGTCGAAAAGAACTTCGAGACATTCTTGATAATAAGTATACACCAATCAAAGTAAGTCGAAACTTGATTAGAGAAGTTGCTAGAGAAGTAAACATTAAAAGAGAAAACCGTATACTTGATCGAGTTCCTGTTAGTGAGATTAATGCAGTGCGTAGATCCTTGATTGGAACTCCTATCATTGGAGAAAGAGAAGAGGTGCAAGAGACCACAACTCCTGTTTTTGATCCTACCCAACCATTTACGATTGTAGGACAAGAGGCACCTTCACCAAGTCCAACTGCTCCTGCTCCTGCTCCACCACAACCAACCATACTACAACAGGTGCAAGATAAAACCAGAACTATACTGGGTACAGCAAGCAATCCAATATCTGCATTAAGGGACTTGGAAATTTTTCAGAGTACGAGAGACTAATCCTCCACCTCAATCCTAACGCCCTTGCCCCCGAACAGTCTAACCAGTTCGTCAGCAGAAGCCTCAGTCTCGTTCAAGAGATCTTCGTCTCCAACCAATGCAGCTAAATCAATGGTCCAACCCACAAAGTCCATGAGGGCTTCGACTTGCATCGGATGCATCTGTCTAAGTCCAAGTGTTTTCATATCTGGTTCAATCATTCTACTTCTCCCCAATCAGGTTTAATATCTACGTCAATCTTGGAGGGGACTTTGAGTGGCACTCCTGTCTCCATAATCTCCTTTATTCTGCCAATCTGTTCGTCGTTCTCTATGTTGAAGCATAGCTCATCGTGAACCGTTAGCATAGGAATAAGTCCCTCGTTGTAACAATCAAGCATCGCCTTCTTTGTTTGGTCGGCTGCTGACCCTTGAATCAATCTGTTCAGTGCCTTGTATGTGAAGGCCCGTCTGATCTGTTTGCCGTACTCCTTCTGTGCTTCGTCGTGAGGTAGGGGTTTGCCTACTCCGAAGGTGACAGGCTCCCAAAGGTGAAACCTGCACTTACGGCCCAGCAGAGTGCGTATCTGACCGTTGTCTGATGCCTGTTTAGTGGCAAGGTCTGCTAGTCCTTTAACAAATGGCACCTTATCACGGTGCTGTTGGATCAAAATCTTTGCGTCATCCGCAGGTATGCCAAGCTGATCTGCCAGTTTTGCCACGCCCATGCCATACATAATCCCAAGGTTTACGGTCTTGGCTTGCTTTCTCGTAATCCCTGCCAGATCTGCCACCATCTGATGGAGATCCACATCCCCTGTGTTGAACTCATCCACGATGTCATCGACCACAGCGTGGCGTAGGTGTGTGGGTACGGACGCTGCAAAGTGCACCAGTAACCTCGGCTCTTGGCTCGAATAGTCAAATGATCCCCACTGGCAATTATCTTCCGGTATGAACAATCCACGAATCATCTTCTTGATGTCGGGATCTCGGGCAGGAATTTGCTGTAAGTTTGGATTGGATGATGAGAAGCGTCCAGTAACCGTGCCTCCTTCATCTCTCCGTGTGGAGTGTAACTCTGTGTGTATCCGTCCGTTGTGCTCGTGGCGCAGTATACTGTCGATGAACGTAGAGTCTGCCTTATCAAACTCACGTAGCTTGACCAGAGCCTGACAGACCTTCGATGGGTGATCGATCAAAAATGATTTGGTAAACGATGGCGCACCCTTCTCTGTGGTAAAGTATTCCATGTCCAATTTATCAAACATCTTTTGGATAGAAGCAGAAGCCCAGATGTCCACCTCCATCCCTGCTTCCTTCTCGATGTACGAGCGCAACTCCTTGGTCTTGGATCTAATCAGCTTTTTGTTTTGTTCAGCTTTGTCCAGATCTACACGCACACCGTTGGTTCTCATGTCCAACATGCAGCGTATCAGATCTGTTTCTACGTTCCAGATATGCCAGAGTTCTTGCTCCTCGAGTTGTATCTTCAAGGCTTCCCACAGTTTGAGTGTGGCGACGGCATCCTGCTCGGCATACGATCCCACATACTTGGGAGGTAGCTTGTACATCTCTGCTTTTGGATCTACGCCCCACTCCTTGGCTGCTGCCTGTAGAAGTTTCTCATCTTTTCGAAGCTGCACAAAGTCCCGAGCCATTGCATCTAGCCCAAAGGACCAACGGTTCTCGTCCACCAGTGCGCCAGTAATCATCGTGTCAATGATCCTGCCTTGTATCTCTATGCCCTCGGATCTCATCCAACCTGCATCGTAGGTTGCATTGTGCATGATCACGTTCATGTCAGGCACAGCCATTTGTTTCTTCAGCCACTTGAGCGTGAACTTTGGATCTAGGTTGTGTGCGTTTTCGTGCCGGATAGGGAAGTACCCTTTGTATTCCCCTGCTGCCACAGCCACACCAATGATGTGTCCGTCGTTACGTGCCCATCCTGGCCCCAGTGTTTTGATGTTAGGATCGTAGGTTTCCAGATCTACAGCTACATCTTTGTAGCCTGTTAAGTCTGGATATTCTGGTGGTATGTTCCAGTCCTTGTCTATTAGATCTAGTTCCCCTTTGATTTGATGGTGCAAATCGCTACCAAACAGGTTTACCTGCATATTATTTCTCCTCAATGAACTCCGCACCCAAGGCGGTGTATCCTGCTTTATCGATCCACGAATCCTCGTGATCTATTGTTTCTATTAGTCTGCTCGTTTTTACCCAGTCCATCATCAACGTGACGTGGGCCGGAGTTATTTGACCATGCTTTTCTATGGCTCCTTCTATTATTATATTCCATCCATCGGCTATGCGTTGGTGGTTTTGGTATGCATCACCGTAGTCCTTGGCCCTGTCACCATGGATTAGTTTTGCTGCTGTCTCTAAAACCTGTTGTCTTTTCATTGTATTGTTTTCTCTTCTTCATCGTTTGGGAAATAGAACAAAGCAAAAGATCCACACCTTGGACAAGAAAAGTTTGACACAATGAGAAACTCCTCCTCGTCTGAATCATGATCTCCGCCCTGAATCATTTGTTCTCCGCAGTATAAACATTTCATATCGTGTACCTGTAATTTGTTTTTGCTTGAAGTAAGTAGAGACAATGTCTTGCTCTGGTTATGCCGACGTAGAACGCTCGATGCTCATCGTCTGGGTAATCGGTTTCGCTACATGCTTTGGTCGTACCTAAATACACCAAACAGTTGTCATCCTCACCACCTTTCATAGCATGAAAAGTAGATAGTTTTATTCTAGGTTCCGATAACAAGTCGTCACCGCGTCTTGCCATGGCTGCAATGTAGTCTTGTTCCACTGACCCAACACGTAGAACTTCGTATCCACCTTGCTCTGCACCAACCAGTAAACCGTATTCCTTTTGCAGATCATCCATCGTTAACTCTGCATCAGGAGCCAGTACATCTAGCCTCTGCGTAAAGCCACGTTTGACCACAGCATTCTGTCCCTGCTTTGGTACAGACGAATACAGATCCTTAATCCTTTGCAGTCCAACCTTCTTGTCCTGACACAAATCACTCCATGTAAACAAGTTGGAAACCAGTTTGTCTGAGATGCTTGGTCGGCCTTTGATAGAAAACTTGAAGCCCATTTCCTTGATCTTCTTTGCCATGTCGTGGACAAACCCATTGGTTCGAGCCATCAAAGTCCACGATCCCTCATGCAATGGTGCATCCTCGAGGTGGTATATCCACTCAACCAAACCCTCTTCTTCTCGAGGTTTGAATACTTTCAGGTGCCGATCATCAATCCTGTTGGCAACAATCTTTGCTAACTTGTGCACAGAACTGGGTATTCTGTACGATTGATCCAAAACTTCTATGTTATCTGTGCATTTGTTAAAGAGTTGCACGTCCACCCCTGTCCATCGGTGGATCGCTTGGTCGTCGTCCCCTGCGATAAACACTTGGTCAGCATGTTCAGCTATCTTCGACACCATCTCCCACTGCATCGGAGTAAAGTCTTGTGCTTCGTCAACAAACAAATAGTCGAGACTGGGTGGTTCGCCCACCTGAATGTACTTGTCAATCATGTCTACATAGTCGAACTTGTTTGTAGCTCGTTTATATTCCTCAATCTGATTGTGCAACTGCACCAACTTAGGGTAGTGAAGGGATCTGTCAGCAGCTTCATTGTACTCCTGATCCAAAGTCACCATGCGTAAACGTGCACGACCCACCATCTGTAGGTAGTCGGCTCCCGATCCACCAATCGATGGGACTGCTAAACCATCATCAAGTGCATTCGACATCTTGCCCTCAAACGTGAGGCCCACATCACGGCCCACATTGTCGTAGTCCTCCTTGTTCATGATGTCCGTTACCTGTAACCCCAAGCCCCTGAATCCAAACGAATGGCTTGTTCTCATAAACGGAAAGTCTTTCGGCTCCAACTGAAACTCGGCACAGGCACGACTCACCATCTCTTCGATAGCCTTACGTGTAAAAGATATAACTCCAATACGAGAAGGACTCGTGCCACGGTCCAACGCACCACGGATTTCTTCAATCAAACGGTAGGTCTTACCACAGCCAGGTGGCCCCAATATTAATTTAGCTTTGGGTATCATAGTCCTTGCCCCTTGGTCGGGTGTTAACCCAGTCTTCGATCTCCGTCAGAACCCAACGGCTCGACGATCTCTTGTTTGTTTCGTCTCCCAAGACGATAGGTTTCGGAAAGTCTCCGGTCTGCGATAGTTTGTATATGTAGGATTTCGATACGCCTAACATGTCGGCTACCTCACCCACTCGCAGCAGTCGATTAGAATGGGATTTCATTGCTGTACTCCTTCACAGGTAATTCTACTTCTTCCTCTTCAAACGCAGGTACAAACCAACAGCGAACGTTTGTTCTTGTCTCACCTTTTGGCCCACGCTTAACTATGTTTTGTTTTGTTGAGTCTCCCCCTAAGTCTCGTATCATCTGGGTTATCTGTCCCCGACTTGTAATGTTGAACCGTCTGTTGTGTAGGAACTCGAGCAGTCCTTCTAGTTTAAACTTAGTTGTTCCTGCATCTGTCCAAGGTTTGTTCATCAGTATTTCTTCCGGTGCCATGGCTCGTATGTTGCTTGTGCAATATGCTTCGAGTAGATCCTTGAACTGTCCGGCTATGGTTAGTTCTTCGGGCACATCTATGTATGTTGCCTGACTCATCAAACTGTTGACCATCTGCTGCCACTTCTGTGGTTTGGTGGTCGGAGGCATAAACATACACTGCTCCATACAGGCACGTTGCCAAAGCATTTGGTTCTGCAACTGCTCTGTCGAAAGCTGTATCCGTGTGCCGTTCACATCCATAAAGTACAAACGTGGTTCCGACAACATGATCGTTAGACCACCAACCTGTGGTGCATCCGGTGCATCTTGACCTATACCAAACTTAGCCAACACACACAGAGCCGGGTCGCAGTAACTCTTGAACGGTTCGTCTTTGCATGTGTAACCGTAATCTTTCTTTTCATGTTGTTTGATTAGAGTTGCCACCTCTTGTGATTGAAGTGGCGGAGAAAACAAAGTTCGATTGTATTCTTCCACGGAGTTCTGCCAACTGTCAGGAAACTTCTGTTTACAGTACGCTGCTATCATAAAGAGAAGTTTGTTCCTTGGTTCTGACTGCGGTCCGTCTGCAAATATGTGACGCAAGCAAGGAGGTCCGTCTTCGAAATGGCTTCTTACAGCTTGTGTGGCTCGTATAGCTTCCAAGTCAGATAGGTTTACTCGGTTCTTGTCCACCGCATCCAGGAACTCATCTAGTTCCATCGCTTCAATCTTTTTGTTGTAGCAAAATCTTTGTGGCATCTCAGCATCGAAGTACGGCATGTTAATAAAGTTACCAACATCCCCACGCTCAGTTATAATCTGATCCTGCTTTGGAAAGATCTCGCACCCGCTGTGCCCCAGTAGTATAGACATCTCTGTCAAGTATTCACGGATAACAGCAGCAGGTTCCCAGTCTTTAAGAAACACATATAGATGTGCCCCACCTGATTTGGATCGGCAATGTAGTAAAGGAAGATCCAACTTGCGAATCTTCTCTTGTAATTCTTTGTGGTTCAGATCGTAGACATCCACATCGATGGCTCCGAACTTACACATGTTGTCTTCGTTAATCGGGATGGCCCCGACACCCTGCTTGCCGTCGATGTGCCCTTGCACAATTTCCTCAGTCAGTGGCTCTCGAACGATTCTGCTTTTACCTTCAGCCTTACCGTCACGTCCCACTCGACCAACGGTAGTCGTTCCATGTGCCGCTGCTGCACCAATATAAGCAGCAAGCAGTCTTTTTGCTTGTGACATTTACTGCTCCTGTGAAATAAAGGGAGAGTAAGTGGACTACCTCACTCTCCCAAGCTGCTTAAAACGGTATGTCTTCTCCGTCGTTATCAGAAGAACTAGAGGTGGAGTCTCCATGATCTTCTGGGGCAGCTTTCACTTCACCTGCGGCTACACTGTCACGAAATGACTTAGCCTCAAGCAGTAGTTCACGGTTCTCTAACAAACCGATCTTTTCAATGGCGTAGTTAAACCACGTACCTTGGTCGTTCGATTCTTCGACAGTGGTAAACTTCCACTGTGTACCAAACAAAGGTGGCGTAACCAACTGGTCAGTCTTTGGATGCTTGACCTTTTGCATCGCAATCTGCGTCTTCCAACGACGACTGACTTTCAACTGGCTAGACTTCATGTCTACCACCACAGGTTGGAACGCACCGTCTTCGTCCACAATTAGACAGTAATGTTGATCTGATTTGACCAACTCATTTCCGTTTGGCAAAAGTTCTTTTGCGCCCTGTCGTTCTGCCTTTGTCAGAACTGGATCGGTTGCTGCGATCTCGCCACGGAAACCACCACCTTGCTCACGCGGTGTGAACTCAAGATACTTGGTGGTCTGAAAACAAGGGACAACTGTTACGCCCTCCTCGCCTGTCCAGTATTGCTTTGTCACAGTGTTGAACATGTCGCCTTGCTCTGCGCCTTCGATATACTCAGCCTCACGCTTCTTCAACTGTGGTGACATAGCTTGCAGGATACGAACGAACGGAATCTGCATCTCCGAACT